CTAAAGAGCGTGGCATTCGTACAGAAAACAATGAGGCAAATCTTAATAGTCTTAAAAATCAATGTTGGGATAAGTGGGGCAGTAATGCTCCGTCGTTCTGGAATGACACAAACAAGTTAATGCGTATTACTACAACACATAAAGCAAACCTGTTTGATAAAGATCCAATTTACTATGCTAAGTTTGGTTATGCCAAGCACAGTTTATATAATCAGCCATGTTGTTCAACCTGTAAATACTATTGGGTAACTCACGAGCAACGATGAGCATATTGATATCAATAGCAAGTTACCGTGATCCTGAGTTAGTTAGGACTATTAAATCTGCTATTGATAATGCAGCAAATCCAGATGAATTATTTTTTTCTGTAGTAATACAAGATTTTCCAAACGATATTCCAGATCTATCTTGGGTTAAAAACTTAAGACTAGTAACTATGCACCCTAAACAAGCAAGGGGAGCGGGGTATGCAAGATCAATTGCTATGGAACAATATCAAGAAGAAGACTATTACTTACAGATAGATTCTCATACACTATTTGCTAAGAACTGGGATTTACTTTGTATAAATCAGCATAAGAAAGCACAAGAGATATCTAAAAATAATAAAATAATACTTTCATATTTTCCATTGCCATATCATGTTGAATCTAATAATAAGATTAGTTATATTACAAAGGACAAGGATAAACCAGCGTACCCAACCAAGCAGGTACCAAGCCTTAACAGACGAAATGAATGGACTGCAAAAAGGTTAGAGTTCTCAGATCGTGAAAGACGTATGCCAGAACAATCAAGCACAGTCCTTGCTGGCTTTGTTTTTACTACAGGAGATATAGTCAAAGAGGTTCCCTATGATCCAGACATTTCATTCTTTGGTGAGGAGATATGCTTTGCCATGAGAGCATGGACAAGAGGTTGGGATATATATTCACCTTGTGTTGATATTCTTTATCATTTTTACCATAGGGGTAACTATAAAAAAATATGGAAAGACCGTAATTTAAGAAAGATATCATGGAAAGAACTAGAGGATATATCTAAAGATAAGCAAAAACGTGTTCTTTGCGGTATAGAAAATGGCATATTTGGTGCTGGAAATTATAGGCATTTAAAAGCATTTGAGAAATTTGCAGGGGTAGATTTCAAAAAAATGTATGGTTTGACAAACGCTGATAATGAGAGTACAATAGTAGTAAGAGAGAAGGTATAAATGGAAATCGCTCTTGTTATTTCTAGTGTCTTAACACTATCATTTTTAATAGCATACCTATCAGTTTCATCAAAGTTGAATACTGTTAATAAAGGTTTTGCTCAGTTGTTTATTACCTATAATACTTTAAGGGAGACTTTAGAATCTACCCCAACAAAAACAGAAGATGATATTCATAAGGAAAACTTCATTAAGTTTTTATCGGACTCTCGTGACTGGGCATTTGAATACATTGAAGAAGTCCAAAGTGGTTTAAATAAGTTTATCAAAGAAGTAGAGCCGCAAATAGAACATTACAATAATTATGGAATTGTAGTTGAAGGAATGGTTCCACCACATGATTTTGCACTAAAGAAAATATCTAAAGAATTTGAAGAATTAAAAAAATTATTGCCAGAGGAATCCAGTGATAGACGCTAGAGGAATTCCCACATGCAATTGTCCTAATTGTGGTGGGAATCTTTTTCGTGCTTTAGTATCTTTTGATCCTGAAACATATACTGTTGGCATGTATCATTTGGATATTCAGTGTCATGAGTGTGGTGCTTTGGCTACCGCACCAACTCCATTAGACAATCCTGAATCTGATCCAGATGCTAAAAATAAGGGGGAAAAGTTTTGAAAGAAATATTGTTATCAACATTAACAGGTTTTGGATGTGGCGTAGTATTCGCAGCATTCAAATTGCCAGTTCCAGCACCGCCAGTATTTGCAGGGGTGGCAGGAATAATCGGTCTATGGGCTGGCTATGCTATACTAATTAAAGTTCTATCCTAGGAGGAAAAAATGGAACTCAAAAAAGAACACAAGGCGATGCTTGCATCATATGTACGTTCAATCGTAGGTGCTACAGCAGCCCTTTACGTTGCTGGAGTCACAGATCCTAAAGATCTTTGGGCAGCACTAGTGGGAGCAATTATCCCAGTAGCAGCACGTGCAATTAATCCTAACGATCCAGCATTTGGTCGTATGCCAGCAGCAAGCGCTGTTGAAAAGGCTCTAAAGTCTGCAAAGGCTAAGAAGAAGGCTGACAAGTAATTTAGTTAGTCATAAATAGACGGGTCTAGAAATAGGCCCGTCTTTTATTTTGTCAATACATCAATATACTTATTATATAAATTATCTACAGAATAATTAGTATGTGCAATTTCAAATGCTTTTAATTTTAAATCTATTTTGTTTTTGTTGTTTATATAATCATCAACAACTTTTGCTAATTCTTTTGGATCTACTTCATAAACATCAATCTTTGTTCTAGCCATAAACTCACTATTTTTTGTTGCACTAGCAAGCCATTCTTTTGGCAATACCTTATTATTTGGAGATATGTCTGTCATGAATACTGGAAGTCCACTCATTAGTGCTTCATTCATTGGTAGGCAAAGACCAGCATATCTTCGTGGCAAAATCATTCCATCAAACTCAGAATACATATCTTGTCTATTTTCAATATTGTCAAACTCAATAGACAATCTTGGATCTTTTGTATTAAGATCTAGTTTAGACTGAGTTCTAATTACCATCTTATAATCTGCTGTGGAATGCTCTAGCATTTCTATAATAGATCTAGTTCCATTTCTATCTAAATGGGCAGCCTTACCACCAATATGTAACATTTTGTTATAATCTTTATTAACATTTTTTGATCGTACCTCAGCAAACAGGTCAGGGTTGGTAGGCGGGGGTAGGTATAAGACCTTAGCCTTATCCCCAAAAGCCTCTGCAATAGCCTCTAAAGCCCAATAACTAGGAGATAAAAGAACGTCTGGCAGGTCTAATTCAGGTCTTTGTAGGTTATCTAGGAATTCATAATTATATTGAAGGACTGTCTTTACACCCCTTCTTCTGGCTATAGAAATAAAATCTTTGTTATAAAATGTCTCACAAGATAATACAACATCAAGACCTTTTACAAAACTTTCTATTTCTTGTGATCTAGGAAATCCACGAACATGATGACAGTCATAGCCCCTATACCAATTTGGATACTGTTTATTTTTACTAAATGATTGTGAGTTTATTACCATTACCCGCTCAGGTTTGAGCATGTCAACAAGTTCTTTGGTTTGATTTCCAAGACCCGTGTTATCGCATCTGGCAATAATACCAAGTTTTAAAGACACTACATTAATCTTTCTGTCCAAGTTTTAGGAGTCTTTTCAGTAACAAACTCTATTGGTAAATGATAATCAAAATCTCTTGGACCCATAAACTTAATCCAGTCTACTAATTCTTTTAAGCCATCTTCTAGTTTTGTTGTTGTTTTATACTCAAGTATTTCTCTTGCAAGATTTGCAGAACAGTTAGCGTGTTTTACTTCTTGTGGTCTTCCAGGCATGTAGATTGGATCTAAATCAAAATTAAGTATATTTGCAATTTTTTCTGCCAACTCATTAATCGTTACAAACTCTTCGTCAGGGCCAATATTAACTACCTTGCCGTTGGCTGTATCTGTTTCACATGCAATCATTAATGGGTTAATTACATCCTGCATAAAAGAAAAACATCTCATCTGAGAGCCATCACCATAAATGATTGGCTGTTTGCCCTGTAACATTCTATTGATCATAATGCTTGCAACATTTCTAAATGGATCGTCAAACTTTTGTCTAGGACCAATTATATTATGTGGCACTAATATCACATAGTCCATTCCATGTGTTTCACAAATATTTTTAATCAATAGTTCTGTTGCATACTTTGCAATACCATATGGATCTTGTGGCTTAGGCGTCATATCTTCTGTAAATGGAACTGTATCCTGTGTTCCATAACGTGCCATAGATGACATATGGACAAACTTCTTTACTCCTGCTTTAATGGATGCGCTAAGTGCGACGGTAGATATATGAGATGTATTTCTAGTAACGAGTGCTGGACTAAATACAGATAAACCCTCGTATGCTGTACAGGCTGTATGAACAACTAAATCAACACCAAGGAAAAAGTTCTTTACTTTATCAAAATCTCCCAGATCAACTTCATAAAACTCTACCATCTCTGGGACATTAGTTCTGTATCCGCCAACTAAATTATCAATGCCAACAACATGATACCCACGCTTTAAAAATTCATCAGCCAAATGGCTACCCATAAAGCCAGCAACTCCAGTAATCAAAACTGTTTTATTCATTTGTCTAGTTTATACCTTTTCTTTAATACTGGAATGCTTGTCTCTTCCCAATAACTTAATGGTTTTGTTGGATCATTAAATGGATATTTATATTCTCCCCAGCCATCTCTTGTTCTTGTTCCGCCCCATTTTTGTTTAAAATAATCATGGACTCCATCAATATTGACACGTAGTCCATCTACTGTTGCTCCGCCATCTTGTTGACAGATGGCATCAATTTTTGCAGACTCCGCACTTATTCTCATAACATAACTGATTGGAGCATTGGGGTAAACAAATTGTTTTCTCCAAGACACTATCAAGTCTGATTCTGGAGCATTGATAGCCTGCTCTTCAAGCACTCTGCATCTATGATCCCAGTCGCAGTCTTCAAAATATCCTGGATAAAAGTTTTCATCAAAATATCCTATTTGATTAACAAGTTTTTTATTGATACCTATGCAGTGCCACGCATGATTGGTGCGAAACATTACACCTTTAAAATCAGTTAGCATGTCTATTATGTGTGAAAATGGTTGGTTAAAAAGCATTGATGAAGATACAATGAATGTCCAGTCATGTCCTTCTTTTAAGCCAAGATTCCAAGATCTAGGTATACCTATATTTTCTTTTTGATAAGAAACCTTGAATCCATATTTTTCTTCAAAGACTTTACATTCTTGTTTACCACTATTATCTATAAGTAAAACATTCTTATCTCTAATAGATTCCATACATTTAAATACCCGCTCAGTAGGCCTGTAGACTGGAATACAGATCAGATAATCAATATCTATAGGCATAGATATATCCACCTCTTTCTGGACTACCCAAAATTTCTATACCAAATTGCTTGGCTAATTTCTCTACCATCCTACCAAATTTACCATCAAATGATTTATCAAATTCAAGCGTCAAGTATTTAATTTTTGCTAGTATTTCTGGTGGGGTATTTATAATAAGATCAAACTCCGCACCTTCAATATCTATCTTCATAACATCAACCTCTCTTATGCCATAAATATTGAAAAAGTTTTCCAAAGTTATTGCTTGAACAGTGGTTTGTTGAACATCACTTGAATAAACTATGCTGCTATTGCCACCTTTATTACTAATAACAACATCTTTGTTTTCATACCATATAGCATTATTAACAACTGTAATTCGTTGAATTGGATTACTTGCAAGATTAGCATGTAAGAGTTGAAGATTGTTTGGCTCTGGCTCAACTGCAAACACAGTAATCTTTTCGTGATCTCTTAACTCTTTATTAAAACTATCTACATAAATACTAACTGATCCAATGTTTGCACCAATATCAACAAATACTCTGCTTGAATCAAAATGTTGTTTTTGAATTCTATAAACATTTTCCATCCATGTTTCATTAATTACTTTATAATCTAGGTCGTGGCTATCGCTAGGATCTTCTTCATGGCTTCGTAATGTAAAGTTATACTTTCCTCTACTACTATTAACTATCATATCTTTAACTCTTTCAATATTTCCTGCCACCTATTTTTATATGTATACTTTTCTTTTACTAACTCATGTCCAGCAAGTCTTATTGCTTCTCTTTCTTCGTCGTGTTCCAAGTAATAATCAATCAATTTTTTCAATTGTTTAAAATTACCATACTCATAAAAGACTAAATGCTTTTTGTCTTCAAACTCTCTTTCCATACCAGAAATGTATGGGTGAATAATAAAG